GGATGGCAGAAAACCCAGGGTGTGTATTCTCGGCGATCGGTCTCGCGACGATATTGGGGTTATCAATCATCCTTGTCTTTTGGTTGATTGTTTTCCTCATTAAAGCCGCTTTGCACCTGTTGCTGTAATACGCAACACCGAAGTTTTCTTGGTCTTTCCCTCATCGGTCTATATTTATTTTCCGCTGAGGTGTTAGCCTTTCGACTAACTAGGAGTTACATCATGAGCTGTAACAAAGTCACCTTTCGGTTGGTTGAATCATATCTTCGCTGTCTTAACACTCCGCGCTCTCTAGCTATTTGGCTGTTGTTCAAAAACAATGAACATGATCAGCTTATAGCTTTAGATATTGATCCAAATTTATATTTGGATCCTCAGATGTTTCGACTCGATTACTTAGCTACAAAGTTCCTTTCTAAAGCGGATTTTTTATCAACTTCGGTTGACAAGAAATCAGTAGCTCTGAAAGGTTTCCTTGATGCTGAGGATCGATGCCGTGAAATCAATAGAGATGCATTCTCAACTTCTTATTTAAAACATAAGCGGTTCGAGTGGTTGCATTCTGCAATCTCTCGTAAAATAGAACGCACTCTCTCTGATTTCTCTGCAGACGAATTTTTTGATTCTGCTAATTGGGGCCCTGGTGTTACTCTTAACAAATTTGTTAAGCGTGATACCAGTAGTACCAATAAGTTCCGTCACGAAGGCGGGATAACGCATGACTTACGCGATTTTATTGGCGAACTACATGCACTCGCCTATCCTACATGGAAGATTAGTTTCTCTCATGAAATAGGGAATAAAATCGTGACTGTGCCTAAAAATTCGAAAACGGATCGTACTATAGCTATTGAACCAGGAATAAATCTCTGGTATCAAAAATCTATTGGTACAATGATTCGTCGTAGACTTTATAGGCTGGGTTGCAATCTTAACTCTCAAGAGAGAAATCAAAAGTTAGCTAGGTTATCCAGTAAAACTGGTCATTTAGCCACGATTGACTTCTCTCAAGCGAGCGATTCTATTAGTCTAGAAACCGTTCGAGCATTATTACCTGCTCGGTGGTTCCTTCTAATGGATATCACAAGATCGCAATTCGGTTCCATCGACAATCGGGTTCTTAGGTATGAGAAATTTTCCTCTATGGGAAATGGCTTTACCTTTGAGCTCGAATCTCTGATCTTTTTAGCTATCGCTCTTTCGGTATGTAAATACCTTCAGGTCGATTCTTCTGAGGTCAGTGTCTACGGTGATGATGTTGTAATCCCCGTAGAGTGTGTCGATTTATTCCGTGAAATTTGTGCAATTTATGGCTTTACTGTTAATGTTCAGAAGAGTTATTCTACTGGACATTTTCGGGAAAGCTGTGGAGAGCACTTTTTTGCAGGAATAAACTGCAAGCCTTACTTTTTGCGAAAGGTAGTCAGCAATGAGAAAGACATTTACCTTGCTGCTAATTCGATTCGGAGAGTTTCTCACAATAGTCATTTATGCTTTTGTGATATTCGCTTCTTATCGGTATGGCAGTATCTTGTATCTAGGGTCAAACGACCTTGTAAGATACCAGATGGGTATGGTGATGGAGGCTTTATCGTCAATTTTGACGAAGCCTCTCCACCGAGAGCGAGACATCAAATCGAAGGATTTGTGACTCGTGCTCTTGTCGATATCCCTTTGGGATATTTCTCTGATGACCATGCTTTGCTTTTAGCTCGGCTAAAGGGACGCAGTGTTGATATTGGTTTAAATAATCAAACCTTTATCAGGAACCGAACGAAGGTGCTTCGCAAGAAGCTCTTTGTCCGACAGTGGGCTAATTTGGGGCCTTGGATTTAACTCGGTCTCTTGTTAGTTTTCCCGGTTACCCGGGTGGAAGGAGCTTAAAAACTCCTATGTTGCTTTTGAAGTTTCAGTTGAAACTTTAACCTCTGTAGGTCTCGTATGAGACCTACATTCAGTTA